TACAAATTTAAAATGGACAATATTTTTTTTTCAGTAACAGAAAACGATGGATCAGATGATGAAAAAAAAATGTTTGATTTAAATAAGTTATTAAATGATTTAAATGATTTAAATATTTTGAATGATAAAAAGACGATGGATGAAGATATAATCGTATCAAAAATAATAGATTATGCAGAAAATTATACCGTAAAAGAGTTGTTAGTTATTTGTGATTATTATGGTATTGCAAAAGGACTAAAACAACATAAATGTATTAAAGGCGAAATAGTTCATACACTAGTTATTTTTGAAGTAAATCCTATGAACATTGACATAGTATTAAAAAGGCAAAATTTTTGGTTTTACATGGATGAACTTAAAAAGGATAAGTTTATGAAAAAACATATTATATGGTGAAAATAAGGTGAAAAATGAGGATTTATTCAAAATAAATACAAATTCGTTTTATATTTAATATTTTAACTGGTGCAAAATGTTAAATATAAAATATTATAATAAAATATAAATATGGTTTTATCAAAGTTAGATAATAATATTAGTTATCCAGAATTAAAAAGTGTCGACCCAGGTGATTTAAAAATGGAAGCAAATTTATACCAGCTTGAAATAAAAGATGTTGACGTTATTATTGCTGTTGGTAATGCAAAAAATACATTTGAAGAAGAAAATATACTTTATTTTCCTATATATTTAGTTAAATTTAATAATAAAGTAATCCAGATTGGAGTATACGAAATAAAAGCATCAGATTATTTAAGTTATTTGGATGATTACAGTAACTTAGACGTAGAAAAGATGGGTGAACCATTAATTTACTCGTTTGCAACGAAAGAAATGCTTAGCAGGTTAAGATTAGAACCAGATGTTCCGTTAAAACGTGTTGAAAATGTGGATAAAGAAGAGGGTGAGTTATCGGAAGACGATAGTGACAACGAAGACGATGATAAAAGTGTAAAAAGTCGAGACGATATATATAATGAATACTATGAAATTCCAGAAGAGCGCAAAGACATTTTTATTTTAACAAAAGGCGTGCCTATTCCTGCAGAGCTTAAAGAAGAAACGCAAATTATTGCAAAGGATTATAGAGATAAATATCATGAAACTCCGTCTGATACCTGGGTTGAAAAATTTATGAAAAATTCCAACTACGACATAATAGATAACGAAGGTGGTGGTGATTGTTTATTTGCTACCATAAGAGACGCATTTTCAAGTATAGCGCAACAAACATCAGTAACTAAAATTAGAAAGAAATTGGCAAGTGAAATAACAGAAGACATTTTTTTAAATTATAGAGAACAGTTTAATATGTATAAAACTGCAATAGAAAAGGACACAACTGAGATTAAAACATTAGAAAATGAGTATATAACTTTACAAAAGCGATTTGTTGATATTTTAGACAGAAATGAAAAAAAGCTTATTTCAGAGCAAGCGAAAAAAGTGAAGGCTGAGCATGAGAAAATTGCCAAAGAGCGAAAAATTACATTAAAAATACTCGACGAATTTAAGTTCATGAAAAATGTAGATACACTTGAAAAATTTAAAACGAAAATTAAATCTTGCGAGTTCTGGGCAGATACTTGGGCGATTTCTACATTAGAAAGAATTTTAAATATTAAATTTATCATCTTATCTAGTGATAACTATACAAATGGAGATGTAAAAAATGTTATTCAATGTGGTCAATTAAATGACAAATTATTAGAAAATAAAGGAATATTTAAACCCGAATTTTATATTATAATAGATCACACAGGCGATCATTATAAGGTTATATCTTATAAGAAAAAGATGATATTTAAATTTAAAGAAATCCCTTATGATATAAAAAAAATGATTGTAGATAAATGTTTAGAAAAAAACGCAGGACCCTTTTCTATTATACCTGATTTTTTAAAATTTAAAGCTGGATTTAAAAAGGCTGTAATTAAAGAAGCACAATACGAAGATTTGAGCGAAAGTAAATTAAAGGGGTTATATGACGATGAAATTGTTTTTTTGGTTTACTCAAAATCAAATGACAAACCTCTTCCTGGAAAAGGATCCGGAGAGAAAATACCCAATGAGAAATTAAAGGATTTTACAGAGTTAGCATCTATACCACAGTGGAGAAAGAAACTTGCAAATTCATGGGTCCAACCTTTTTCTTTAGATAATCATCAATGGTCTTCAGTAGAACATTATTATCAGGCTTCAAAATTTAAAAAAGAACATCCTGAGTTTTATTTGAGTTTCTCTCTAGATGCAGGAACAGAACTTTCAAAAAACCCTGAGTTAGCGAAGGCAGCGGGGAGTAAGTCGGGTAAATTTAAGGGTGAACTTTTGCGACCTTTTGAAGTAAAAGTAGATGCGGATTTTTTTGGGAGAAGAGAAAAAAAAGAAGTATATGCCGCACAATATGCTAAATTTACACAAAATGAAGACTTAAAAAAACTTTTATCAGCAACTGGACATGCAAAAATAACGCATTATGTTCGAGGTGCGCCTGCTACTATATATGATGATTTAATGCTTATTCGTGACAAAATATCGCGTGGCCTAATATAAGTATTTTTATTTTTTTCTATGTGTAATATATATAAACTCTTATAATGTCAGATGCCGCAAATAAAATAAAATCTAAAAACAGAAAAAAGCGGTATACATTTCCTAATGAGAATGAACTTGATGCATTTGGCAGTAACAATATAAAACCAAAACGGCGTCATTCTATTCAATTTACGACTGAAGACGAGCTCTTTAATTATAATGAAAAACACCTCATTATAACAAAAAATGACGATGGAGTGAAAAAAGAAATAATTATAAAAAAATATACTAAAGTTCACCCAATTATAGATGATGAAAATATAGAAAATATTCCTTATAAAAGTGTACATGATGAGACAAATAAAAATAATTCTGCACTGACAAATAAAGTACGAGACGTTTTATACAAAATTGCAATTAAAATATTATGTTATATTGGAATATTTTCTTGTATTGCGATATAATTTTTATATGTGATGTACCGTAAATGGGAAAATATGTAAAAAAATAAAATAATATAATATAGTAAATGAAGCTAACCAAAAAAAGCAAACAATTAATTTTATTTTTTAAAAATAATAAACACATAAATTATACAAAAAATACATTAAAAACGAAAAATATAATGTCTTCGATTTATAATGACATATATGACGCATATAGTTATTTACAAAATTTAAAAAAGACAAAAGAAAAGTATTTTAATTTATTAATAAAAAAAATAAGTAATAATAGTCAAATAATTCAGCCACAAAATTTTAATTCAAAAAGTTTCCCAAATATAATAAAAAATCATATAAATGATACGGCAAATTACGAGCTAACTTTTACTTTTTCTCTCTACGAACGAAATATTAAAGTATATTTTATAGTCGAAGAAGCCGATGTTGGTTCCAAAATAGAGACTTATAATGGATATGTTGATAATATCATTATGTGGTTATATATATTGAACAACGTTGCTTCAAAAACTTGTGCAACTACTCTTGCCATATATATTTATTTTACGAGTTTGGAGAAACAATTGCCAGAAACAAAAAACGTGATACTTGATGAAATACATGTTAATACAGCTTTTACAACGTCTTGTCCACGAAATTCAGAAATAGTCGTTTTTAGAAAAGAAGAATGGTTTAAAGTTTTTATTCACGAGTCGTTTCATAACTTTGGACTAGATTTTTCAGATATGAATATAGCTGAAAGTACGCGATGTATTTTAAATATTTTTAAGGTTAACTCCGAAGTGAATTTATATGAGTCTTATACTGAATTTTGGTCCGAAATTGTGAACGCGTTATTTTGTAGTTTCTTTAAGTTAAAAAATAAAAACAATATTGAAGAATTTCTCTCTAATGCCGAATTTTTTATTAATTTTGAGAAGACTTATAGCTTCTTTCAATTAGTAAAAACCTTACATTTTATGGGATTAACTTATAGGAATTTATATTCAAATGACGAAAACAGTAGAGAATTAAGAAAGAAATTATATAAAGAAAAAACAAACGTGTTATCTTATTATGTAATAAAGGCTATTTTAATAAATAATTATCAAGGTTTTTTATCTTGGTGTAAAACGAATAATTTTTCTCTCTTACAATTTAAAAAAACTATTTCAAATCAAATGAACTATTGTAAATTTATTGAAAAAAACTATAAAACAGAGAGTATGTTAGAGAGTATAGATTACGCAGAGAAATTCTATAACAAAATCGCTGACAAGAATAAAAAAAATTTTTTATTGACAAATTTGCGAATGAGTATTTGTGAGTTAGGTTAGATTATGAATATTTTTTTATATGTACACTACAATAATCTTGTCCAGTTATACATTTTTTTATACATCTTTTACCACTTGTGCACATATTTTTACAAACGTATTTATATGTTCCGTTACCTAAGCTTGATTTGTTTGCTTTCCATAAAATGATCGCTTCTTCGAAGTCTATTTCAACTTCATAAAGCGTATTTTTTTCGTAATTCGTCTGGCTTCTTGTTTGCATTTTTTTATAAGTATTTGATGAAATTATTTATGGTCGTAAATTTTATTTTTTATTTCAATTTTAAAATATAATATTTTAAAAAATTAAATTAAACAAAATATTATATTATTTATATATATATGCTTGATTTGTATAATAATAAATACGACATGACGACACTAAAAGAAAATATTTATTCATTAAAATTATTAGATATATTAAGAACACAAATTATTGATGCGACTTTTGCGGTAAAATATATATTAAATAAAAAATATCAGCTTCATGAAGATGATGAAATAAGTTACCATATAGTTGCACGGTATCAACCTCATATTGATAAAAACGAGTTACGCGAATTAATGAATAAAGGCATTGAAGATCACGATAGTGTGATCAATTTTGAAACGGTTTCTAATTCATAATCATTTATAAGTATTTTAATTATATGGTTTATAAAAACTATATAATTTATTTATTATTTAATTTATTATTTATTATTTATTATTTAGGCGGTAGCATCCTTGGTAGCCTTTGCGAAATGAGGAGACATATACTTTTGAAGATTGAAATAAGTCAACTCGTCACTCTTCTTGAGCTTCAAAAGAGCAGCAAGCTTTACGTCAGGGTTAATCTTTCTACCATTTTCCTTATCTTGGAGGTTATGGTTTCTGATATAAGTGTTGATTTCCTTAGTAACAACTGTGCGAGCCATTTCGGAACCAGTTGGCTTATCAAGGAACTTGGCAAGCTCGTCTGAGATACGGGTTGGCTTAACAAAACCAGAAGGAGCTCTGTTTCCAGCCTTGCGCTTTCTCTTAGAAGAAGCCTTTTGGGCTACCTTAAGTTCACGGTGCCATTGCTTTTCCAAAACACGGTATTCAGTCTTTAAAGAAGAAATAAGGGTTCCAATTTGTTGGAGCTTAGCCAAAAACTCAATTGACTTCTCAGTAAAGAAGGCATCAGCATCAACTTCAGAAACTACTGGAACAGTTGAAGAGGCAACCTCAACAACAGGAGTAGAAACTTGGACTTCAGGAACACTAACGGTGGTTGCATCCACCTTAGGAACCTTTGGCTTTCTTGCCTTCTTTTCAGTTGAGGCAGAAGCAGTTTCAACAGTAGAAGCAACAACAGTGGAAGTAGAAGGGGTGACTAATTCAGTCTCGGTCTTAGTAGAAGATTTTTTAGGCATCTTATTATAGTATATCTAAATAATATCTTTTTAAGTGATTTAACGCAAATAATATATATTGTTACGTGAATATGGTAATAGATGTTGTTTAATGAAAATACTGAATTTCCTTAATAAAAATATAAAAAAATCATTCAATTTTTTTTTAAATAAATTCTTTAAAAATAACTAACTGACTGAAAAAGCCATGGAAGAGCAATTGCGGCATCTGTATTTACTAAAGTTAATGCGCCTAATATATAGTATGCTCCTAAAGATTTACTATCGGTATCTATTCCTGAACTAACAAATTTTTCCATAATTTCTAAAATTTTTTTTTTCACATTATTCATATTACTTTCATTATAGATATATGTCATATTCAAATCCCTAAAAGGATCGCCATTTGGAGGACAAATGTTGCGTTTAGTTTCATTACTTAATTGGGCCCTATAACTCCAAATTTCATTCAGTTCTCTTAAAAATTTTATTAGTTGATTTCTATTTAAAGAAAGAAACCACTGAGAATTACTATAATTTCCTAAAAGATTTATTGCCTGAAATAATGCTAAACTTCTTAATTCAATTGCTTTTTCACTTGATAATGATTTTGTACTATCTTCAAAATCCAAATTTATGGCAATTTTTAATATTTTTCCTAATTTTACCATTAATTTTAAATTTAATATTGCCGATGATGGAAATGCTTTTCTGTTATACGGGTTTTGCATTTCTTTATCACTTTTTTCATATAAATTATGTAGTGACACTATGTCAAAAGCATAAATAAATCCGTCTTCATCTTTGTAGCTAAATATTTGATGAAAATCTATTTCTTCAACCGGCTCCATTGTAACAAAATCACATACATTATTACATTTTTTTCGGTCTTTCCCTGCAGGACCATGTAATTCAATATATTTTCGCACGATATTACCTCGAACTTTTTTCTGTATTTTAATTATATATGATGACAGTCGCAAAAAATAATATACCCTTTTAAATATGTCGTTTTTGTTGCCACCCATTTTTAATTTATAATGTTTCGCGAAAGTTTTTAGTTGTGTTACATTATAATTATATAACAACATTTCGTTATAATTATGAAGATTAGGTATTTGTGTATCGTCACAAATACAATTTATTTTAATACATTTATTATATATTGGAATACTATTTTCATAATTATTAGAAACGGCATTAATATAATCATCTAAATACGTATCATTTTTTTTATAGTTTATATTCATTTTATTTATATAATACATATATATAATTTCTTTTTGAGCCATTTTTTATAATAATTTAATAAAAATTAAAATGATTACGATTATACGTGTAAAAACAATACAAAAACAAGAACAACATTTATATTTATTTATATTTAAAAAAAAAATTGATTTAAAGATAAAGCTAGTATGTAAATTATACTAGCAAGAAAAATGTCAAACGCAATCATCGAAGGAACTAATATTGATACCTCTGTATTTTCATACTCAGCTCCTAAAGCTAATCCTGCAGGAGGCAAAGTTGTGAACTTATATAATAAACATTTTAGAGAATCGGTTACTATATCAACACCATTAATGCTTACATGGGGAGCTCAAGAGGGATTGGATCAAGCTAAAAACCCAACAGGTAAGTATACGATGTCACTTCAATTTCCTAATGCTGAATATACAAATGCAGACGCAGAAGCATTCTTAAAGTCAATGAAAGCTGTAGAAGCCAAGGTTAAGGCTGACGCATTAACATATTCTAGAGAATGGTTTGGTAAGGAAATCAAGAGCTCTGATGTTATGGATGAAAAGTTTAATACTATGTTAAAGCATCCTAAAAAGGAAAAGGGAGGCGCTGAATTAGATTATAATAAGCCACCAACTCTCACGATTAAGGTGCCTTGTTGGAAAGGTGTATGGCAATCTGAAATTTATGACGAAGAAGGTAATCCTTTGTTTATCAAGAGTAAGGGTGTACCAGGAATTTCACCACTCGATTTCTTAAAGCCAAAGACACATGTAATTTGTTTAATTCAATGTGGTGGGCTTTGGTTTGTCAACGGTAAAGTATCTATTACTTGGAACTTAAAGCAGGCTATTGTTCAGAAGCCCAAAACGTCAACTATCGTTGAAGGAACTTGTTTTCTTAAACCTAAAGCTAATGAAGTTGAAAAATTAAAGACACTTCCACCACCAGAAGACGATATTGACCCAGACGGAGCAGTAGTTACAACAATAGTAGATGACTCCGATGACGAGCGAGAACTTCCTCCTCCTCCTTCTCCTGCACAACAACTCAAGGTTGAGACACAAAGTGTAGAAGAAGAAACAGTTACAGCTCAGGTAGCTGTTGCAACAGAAGAACTTAAGAAGAAAAAGATTGTTAATAGAAAACCTAAACCACAAACATAATGATAAATATTAATAAATATAATAAATAAAAATAATAAATAAATAATAAAAATAATAAAAATAATAAAAATAATAAAAATAATAAATAATAAATAATAAATAATATAAATAATAAATATATAATTTTTTTTATATTTATTGAATTACTTATGTGACGAGTATTTTTACTATTATGTCGGCTTTTTCTGATACATCATAAATATCTTTTTTAAATTTAGATAGTCCTTCATTTTTTATTCTATAATATTGTTCTTTTTTCATATACAAATTTGAAGCAGGAATATTAAATTCTTTATATCCAATATTTATATTTATAGATAAATCATTCACTATAATATTTGGCAACTCTGTTTGCGCGTTTATTTCTTTTTTTATAACTATATTATTATCGTTATCTATAATAATATCTCCTGATAATTCAGGTTCACATAATACTATTATTTCGCACCCAGAACCATCAAAATATAGCTCATTATACCATAATGGAACTAAAAACAATTCATCATGTAAATATAATTTGTATATATTATTATTCAACAAATCATTTATACTTGGATTTAATTTATATATCTCTATATTATCATATTTTTTAACTACCAATTCTCTAACGATCTCTAAAATTTCCGTATTCAAATGAAGTGTTGAACGGTTATTAGAGAGAAATAAATAAATATTTAGAGCTGTATCCTTTTCTAAATTATCAAATAGTTTGACTGATAATTTTTTACCTCTTGTTACAATATCTTTGATTATATTAGATAGTATTTCGTTATAGTTTCCTTCAAAAAATTTCTCAACAAAACCTTTTAAAATATCGAAGTAGAGAGAAGAATTAATACCTTCTTCATCTTCTTCAAGTTGTCCTTCTTCAAAGTCTTTATATGATTTATCAGTTTTTATTTCTCTCTTTAAATAATTATAGGCTTCGTTTATTTGTCTAAATTTTTCATTTGATACTGATGTATTTCCGTTTTTATCAGGATGATTTTTTAATGCCAATTTACGGAATTGTTCTTTTAAGTATTCTAAAGTAATGTCATTATAATTAGTTTGTGACAAATCAATTTCTAATATTTCAAATGCGGTTTTAAAGTCCATAAATTTTATTGGCTATAGTATTTAAGTATTAAATTACTTATTTTATTTTCTTTTTTCTTTCGCTCTTTTATTATTCCCTTAATTTTTGTATTTTTTGTATTTTTTGTATACATCTATAATATATAAATGGCAATTCATACAAGTGCTATCACTTATAGAAGAGGTATTCCTGATGGATATACAAATTTCTTCTTTGTCGCGCAAGCAAATAATACTATTATAGCCCCTATGAGTAAATATTTAAGAAACTATCAATTTCGTAACAGAAATATAGTAAATGGAAATCTTAATCGATGGCCTTGGAGACCATGAGAAAATACGCTTACATTTTTTCTAAAAATCAGGCAAACCATATATTAATTTAATTAAATTTAAAATATAATTTTCCAAGTGATATATTGGCCTATAGTTATTGTTGTAGTACTGAAAGAAAGAATACGTTTTAATCATTATCTTGGATAAATGAACTCTTTGAATTTTGTTTAGTTCGACCAATTTAGAGAGAATATACCAAATACAATCGGTTATATCTAAATTATAAATAAATATATCATAAAGTATGTCTCTTAATTTAAGAAATTGAATGTCATTTATATTTAATATATTATATATTATTTTATCACATATAATTTTATGGTGTAACATTATTTCTTCATCACATAAATGAAGCGCCTTAATATTTGTTATATTTTCGATTTTTAATTTGTTGGGAATTTTATTTTTTATACATTTTATATACGATGTTTTTGTTGGCCTACATACATTAATTATTTCACAACAATTTAATATATTATCTGGTATAAAACTTAATTGTTCTGTTAGTATAATAAATTTTAAATTAACAGATATCGCATTATTTTGTTGCATATAACTATAAAAATTGTCAAGTAATTCGCTGTGTATTTCATGAAAATATTTACAAACTACTATTCCCATTTTTTCCGTTTTAGTTGATATTATATCAATAATTTGTTGATAAATTTCGTGCCATAGTAATTTTGAATTACAACCTAACAGAGACATATCTATCTCGAAATGTATATCGCTTATTTTAAAAAAAAAGGGCTGTTTATTATAAGTTATACTTATTTTTTTCTCATATTTCAATTCTGATTGACTATATTTTTTTATAGACTTTAACATTTGCGTATATTTACCAGTGCCTTTTGGTCCGAAAAAAATTAAGTTTTTTAATTCGTTTAATGTCCCTGGAAATTTATCATATATTTTATTTAATTTTGGATGTAAATTTATTTTCGCATTTTCGTTCACATATTCTTCAAAGTGCGTTTCAAAAAATTTCATATTATATGTTATAATTTATTCTTTATTTATTTAATAAACATATTTATTTAACATTTTTTTATTTTTAATTTATTATTTTTAATATTGGGTCTAATATACAACTTAAAAAGATGATACGTATTCTATGTAGGCATAAATTATGATTGTAGCACTTAAATTAGACCAATATGAAGACAAATGTATTTATTTTTGTGAACCG